TAGATCGGGGTGTCTTCCGGTGTGATCCGGCTTACGACATCCGACAATTCTTCGCGGTTCCCAACTGCATCGGTAGACACGAAGGTGTTTGCAAGTTTAGCCATTGGCTTTTTCCTTCATTGCAAAGGATCAGTCGAAATCCACCGCCATGGCAGCTTCAAATGATCCGGTTTTGGCTAAGCGCTTCATGGCCTCACGGTTTTTGGTTGGTTTGCCGGAAACAGGATTGGGACGGCTCCCTTTGCGCGGCTTTTCAGCAATGCGTCGGCCCGCATTCTTGCGGTTCTGTTCAGCGATCTTGCCAATGCGTGCATAGTGCACCAGTTGCAGGATGCGGTAATCAGCGGTTGAACCGATTTCCTGTTCGCTAAAGCCAAATTCAAGTGCGGTCTTTTTGACAGCAGTATCGAATGCGGCCTTGCGCCCTGGGTCTTTCAACATCGGCAAGGCTGCGACCAGCTTTGCGTCTTCTTCAGACCGGTAACGGGCAATCTCTTCTTCACCCGCACCCTGAATTGCGCCTTCCGCTTCCTGACGGCCAGCATAGACCTTCTGCAATTCCGCAATCGCGTTACTGCGCAGGGCTTGTTGATACTGGTATGTCGCCGGATCGCTTTGTGCCAATGCAAGATCGGGTTCAGCAGGGATCAAACCTTCCAGGAACTGCGTAAGGTTGTGATACGCGGTTTGGAGAACTTCAGCATTCTGGCTATAGCTTTCCCGCAAGGCTTCAACAGACTTGCGTTCCTGCGCCAGTGCTTCAGTTTTGTGCGTGTAGTCTTTGGAACGGAAATAGCCCTTCTTGAGTTCACCAAGATTGACCTGTTCACCGTCGCCAAGTGCGACCAACACGTCATCGCCTTCTTCCAAGTCTTCATCGGTGTCTGTTTCATCGCCATCTTCAGACGTTTCTTGCGTCTGGGATGTCAAATCCCCGTCTTCCAGGTCTGTTTGCTCTTCGGTCAGCCCTTCATCGTCGTCGAGTGCGCCAATTGCTTCGTCGAGGGTGTCAAATCCTTGATCCTCACCAGATGCAAAATCCGCCGTATCGTTGTCGATGTCCAATTCGCCTGTTGTGTCAACGTCATCTGACAGTTGGTTTTCTTTAGGCATTTCTCAACGTCCTTTCGTTGGTTAACGCTGCCGCCCTATGCGACATCGCCTTTTTTTGGCAGGGTGGTCTTGCCCTCTGCGAGGGTCTTCAACTTCTGCCGCAAAGATCGGATCGCACGGATTTCATTCATCGACGTGCGACGTGTTTCGTCATCCGATGGTTTGGCCTGAACCGCGACTTCCATCGCGTCATTTTCCAATCCATCGAAAATTTCATTGAACAGCGGGTGGTTCAAAAGCCGTTCGGCTTCACCATTCGGCTGCTTGTCGAATTTGCTCATTCGATTTCCAGTAGTTTCTTTTTCGCCAAATCCAGCAGCCAGTTCACGGTGCCGCCATCTGCGATTGATGATGCGAAACAGAATTCGCCTTCATCGTCAAAGCCGATAACAACAACACCGTCCGAACAATCGCCCTTGCAAGCGTCCAGAACACGGTCAGTCGGCAAATCGAGACGTGTCACATTGCCCAAAGGCACAACGCTGTTATCCGCCATGGTAAAGTTCGCCAGCAGTGAACGGATTGATCGGAACTGCACCAAGTCCAGCCTTTTCACGTTCCAACTGCATCTTTTCGCGATGCTTCAGCAGGTCCAGTTCGCCTTGCATCACGGCGATTTCGCGTGCCTGATCGGCCTTCAGGACTTGAAGCTGCGTATCTTTTTCAAGTTCAGCCTGCTTGACCTGAATATCGGCCTGCATCTGTGCTTCTTCGATCTGCGACCTGGCTTGCGCCTTCGCCTGTTCAAGCTGCATCTGCATCTGCATTTTCTGTTCCGCTTCAGACGGCCCCTGGCCCTCTTGCATCTTCGCTGCAATCTCTTGCGGGTTGGGCTGCGTGAAATACGGATCGGCACTTGGGAAGCCCGCCGTTTCAGTGATTTTTTCAAGGACGTTGTAAAGCTGGTTCGGCTTCACAAACGGATTGTCCGGCCCAATCGATGCCAGCAATTCTTTCTGAAGCCCAAGGATCAATTGCAACACGGCCAGATCACGTTCTTTCGATCCGGCACCAAGACCAACATTGACAACGCAATCCATATCCACGTTCCAGTGACGCGGATCATATTCAACCCATTCACCACGCAGACGCACCGTTCGGGGCCGATCGGCGTGCGCAATCACCAGCTTCAGCAATCCCTTGAACGCCTTGCGGATACCGCCACGCGCCAGGGATCGAATGATCATTTCAGCTTGTGCAATACCGCTTTCCGACATCAATTGTGCCGATGTCGCGGTCATGCCCTGAAATGCTTCAGGATCAAGTCCGCCGGATTGATCGGTGATGCCCGTGCGATCCCGCACAACATTGTCCAGATATTCCATCATCGGATAGATATTGGCGGCGATAAACGGCACCTGGTTCCATTGAACCGCTTCCTGCACGTTCGCGCCATTCTTCAGCGTGATCGGCTTGCCGAATGCCGGATTGTAAACAGCTTCCAGCCCGCTTTCCGTCAGTTTCGACGGGTCAATCGCCGGCTGCTGGTTGTTCTGCCAATAGATGTTGTCCAGCAACGCACGCTGAAGCGCCGTCTTGATCCGCTGGATGTCCATCACGTCTTCAGCGATGGAATGGCCTTCAAACTGGTGCGCTTCACGTTCGGCAACGACTTCAGCATAGGGCGCTTCGTCCACGGCTTCCATTGCCAGGATCAGATGTTTGCCTTCTTCGTCAACGCCGGTTTCCGCGAAACAAATCTTGTAAAGTTCGGCGATGCCGTCGCCATCCTGATCAAGCCGCACATAGACTTCATAAATCAGAACTTCTTCCATCGCCCTGGATGTGCTGGACTTGATGTCCGTCCAGTCATCACCCTGGCGGGCAATACCGTCTTCGAAATCGTCGTCGCTGCTTTCATGTGTCGAAATGCTGGCGACGTCATCCTTGTCATACCCACGACTGACAAGTTCAGATCGGGTCACGATCTGGCGTTCACCGACAATCGGGCTGTCTTCAATACCAACAGCACCAGGATGGATCAGGAACGATCCACGCGGGATCGCTTCAAGTCGAATGTCGATCTGTTCCTCGATCCGGCGCAGCTTGAAATCATGGCGTTGCGCTTCAGGGTCTTGTTCAAGGATCGCCTGATCGGTTTCTGGCCGGTCAACACGGTCCATGATCTCGATACCGTCTTCACCTTCCAGCCCAAACAAGGACGCCGACGGTTGATTGGTGAATTCGTAAACCTTCGATTGCTTGCGCTTGTAGGCTGTCCATTTGAGAATGCCGGTCTTCACCAACAGCGCATTAAAAACAGCATCGTGAATTGACTGTTCGGCACCGCTTTCCGGCACCACAACATGATTGACGTAATCCGTCGCCTGTTCTGATCCTTCTTCATCTTCCGGCCCGACAGGTTCGTAATCAACGATCCTGTCGTTCGACAGCAGCGTGCGCATGATCGACGGCATCAGCTTCCTGATAACCGAACGCACGTCCTTGGAAACAGACGCTGAACGGCCTTCTTCAGCCGCCAAATCGCTCATTCCGCCGTTGTAATATTCCAACGCCCGATCCCGTGCGGGTTTCTGTTCGTCGGAATATTGTTCGCAAGCATCGACCAGCTTTGCGACATGGTTGGCAAGGCGGTCGTGTTCGTTCAATTCCGTGTCGTCGTTCATTAAACCACCCGCCTGACCTTGAATTCAGGAATTTTGGTTGGCGCTGTCTGAACCATTTCAGGGAACAATTCGGTCAACGCCCACACAAGCGCGTCCAGCCGGTCGGGCGATCCTTCGCCTTCGAACCCCGCATTGGTCATCATCGTCATTTGATTTTCAAGTTCGGGAAACGCACCAACGTGGTGGACACGCCCCTGTTCATAAAGAGCTGCAATCGGTTCGGCCCGCACATGCTTGCCGCGTGTTGCCCGCACTTCGATAATGTTCAATCCTTCGCGCACGCTGCGAAGCGTGTTCGCAACCATGTCGCCGCCCTGGTTCACTTCAACGACAATGCCATCAGCGGCATATTTGTCGTGCAGGGCGATTGCCCGTCGTGCCCAGATCAACGGCGATCCACGCACCGACGCATCTTCCAGCACATAGCCTGTCTGACCGTCGATCCCCGCAACAAGCAGCCCGTGTTCGTCGCTTTGATCGGTGTTTGTTACCGCTGGATCAACCGACACAACGATCCGGCCCAAACTGTCCGGCACTTCCGTGACGCGGTAAGTGTCGATCTGATCCTGCCGCCACAACGCACCGGGAAGATCGCCAAGAATTTCGCCTTCCAGTTCCTGCCGTCCAAGCCGCGTGCCTGCATAACGCGCTTCGATCTTCGACAGGAACGTCGCGGCCAGATTGGGTCGATTATCCAGCGTCCGGCCCCGTGTGATGTGCGCCGTTCCTTCATGACCGGCGACAATCGACTTCACCAACTCGATAGGCCGTGGCGTCGTTGTCACGATCTGGCGGGGATGATCGCCAAGACGCAAACCGAATTGCAACTGATCCCATGTTTCACGCGCATAGCGCCATTTCGCCAATTCGTCGCACCAGGCTGCATCGAATTGCGGCCCGCGAAGCTGATCTGGCTGCGTTGCGTTGTAACCAAGGGCAATCGCCCCCGTGCTGAACGTCAACCGAACCGGCTTCTTGCGATAATCCGGCCTTTCATCCGGCGGGAAGATCGACAACAATCCGCTGTCGCCTTCGATCATCACTTCTTCAAGGTCTTTTTGCGTTTCTGCAACAAGCGCGATCCTTTTCGCACCCGCCTTGACCTGTTCACGCACCCATTCTGCACCGGATCGGGTTTTGCCGAACCCACGACCGGCCAAAATCATCCAGATGTCCCAATCACCGTCGGGTGCGATCTGGTCAGGCCGTGCAAGAAAACCCCGCCAGTCGTAAAGCAATTCGGCAAATTGGACTTCAGTCAGCGTTGCCATGAATTCATTGCGTTGCGCTTCCGGCAACGCGGCCAGTTCCTCAGCCGGACTTTTCATTGTCATTCGCAGCAACAGGCGCGATCCTGTTCATGAACGCTTTGAACTGTTCCGACGCGGGTGTTTCCGCAACTTCAATCGGGCCGCCATCCTTGCCGGT